GATGCCATTATTGCATCAGCACTTGATATTGTTGCCGACGAATGTACATTAAAAAACGATTTAGGAGAAGTACTTCAAATTCGTTCGAGCGACGACAATATCCAAAAAATTCTTTACAATTTATTCTACGATGTATTAAACATCGAGTTTAACTTATGGTCTTGGACCCGCCAAATGTGTAAATACGGTGACTTCTTCCTCAAACTAGAAATCTCAGAAAAATTCGGTGTATTTAATGTTATCCCTTATTCAGCATACCACATCGAAAGAAAAGAAAACTTTGATAAAGAAAACCCTTCAAAAGTAATATTTAATTACAGCCCAGAAGGATTTTTCGGTGGTTCATCTTCCGGTTACTATTACACCCCAAACCAAAAGAACCAAAATCTAATCACCTTCGATAACTACGAAGTAGCACACTTCCGTCTACTTTCAGACTTAAACTATCTTCCATACGGACGTTCATATATTGAACCCGCTCGTAAATTGTTTAAACAATATACTTTAATGGAAGATGCAATGTTAATTCACCGCATTGCTCGCGCCCCAGAAAAACGTATCTTCTATATCAATGTAGGTTCAATTCCACCTCAAGAAGTAGAAAACTTCATGCAGAAAACAATTTCTACAATGAAGCGTACTCCATATCTTGATGAACAAACAGGTGAATACAATTTAAAATACAACATGCAAAACCTCATGGAAGATTTTTATATTCCAATCCGAGGTAACGATCAAGCTACTAAAATTGACACTACAAAAGGTCTTGAATATGCTGCAATCGAAGACGTAGAATACTTAAGAGAAAAACTATTTGCCGCTCTTAAAGTACCCAAAGCATTTATGGGTTATGACGAAAATCTTCAAGGTAAAGCTACACTAGCAGCTGAAGATATCCGTTTTGGTCGTACAATTGATCGCATTCAACGCATTCTTTTATCTGAACTTTACAAAATTGCTTTAGTTCACTTATATGCCCAAGGTTACGACGGAGAACAAATGACAAACTTTGAACTCCATTTAACTACTCCTTCTATTATCTACGATCAAGAAAGAATTGCGTTAATGAAAGAAAAAGTAGATTTAGCTTCTCAAATCATGGAGAACAAGCTATTACCTACTGACTGGATTTATGATAATATCTTCCACTTTAGTGAAGATCAATATGAAGAATATAGAGACCTTATCATTCAGGATCAAAAACGCAGATTCCGTCTTTCACAAATTGAGACAGAAGGTAATGATCCTATTACAACAGGTCGTTCATACGGTACACCACATGATTTAGCTTCATTATACGGAAAAGGTAGAATGGAAACAGATCCAGGAAACGTACCTGATGGTTATGATGAAAAATCTCCTTTAGGTCGCCCACAAGAAAAGGTATCTAATATTAATACTCAAGACAATGCTTTCGGTAAAGATCGTTTAGGCAGAAAAGGTATGAAAGTTGATGATCAACCTGGATTAAAAGAAGATGCTAAAATTGCATATACTAAAAATGTAGCATTATTTGAATCTTTGGGAAAACGTAAGGAATCATTATTAGACGAATCAAATATTAAAGAGTAATATTTCTTCATATATTTATAATAAATCCTATTTGGAATGAACATTAAGCATTCAAAATATAAAAATACTGGCATTCTTTTTAAGTTACTTGTACGTCAAGTAACAGCAGATACCTTGAACGGTACTAATTCTGCTGCCCTCAAACTTATCCAAAAATTCTTTGTTAAATCTGAATTAGGTAAAGAATACAAATTATATGAAACATTAGCTAAAAATACTGCTTTAACTGAAGGTAGAGCTAACGTAATGATTCAAACCCTTCTTGAAACATCTAAAAGGTTAAATAGAGGTACTTTAAGAAGAGAAAAATATAATTTAATTAACGAAATTAAAAAACACTATAACTTAGAGGAATTTTTTAAAACCAAATTACCTCACTATAAAACATTTGCTGCTTTTTACACTCTTGTTGAAGTTCAAAACATCAACACTCTAGTAGATGCTAATGTAATCGTCAACAACAAAATGACCTTACTAGAGCACTTATCTACCTCACAAATCCAAACAGAAAGAGTAGAAGCAGAAATACTAAGAGAATTTCAATCCTACGACAAAGATACCCGTATGTTAACATACAGAATCTTAATGGAAAAATTCAATGGTAAATACTCAGACTTACACGAATCTCAAAAAGAAATTCTTAGACAATACATCAACTCAGTAGATTCAACTCCCGTACTAAAAGAATTTTATAATTCTAAAGTAATTGAAGTTAAAACGGCATTAACTGAGTTAAATTCAAAGGTTACTGATAAAGCTGTTCAAATTAAAATTAACGAAGTTACTAACTTAATTACTGAGTTAGACAAAACTGCTAAAGTATCAAGTGAGGATATTGTTAATATTCTTCAATACTTTGAACTTTATGAAGAACTAAAAACAGCCAATGAAACCTCAAAATGAATCTAAGGTAGGAGACGTAACAGTTAAAGGTGGCATTAAAACCACAGTAACTGACATTGACCCTAATTCAGGTGCTATATCATGGGATGTAGAATATGCTGCTGATTACCTTAAATTATACCAACAGGTTCAACAGTTATTTAAAACTGTAGAAAAAGCAGCTAGACAATCTAACGCAGAACCTTTTATTAAAGATTGGGGACAAGATGTTCGTCAATTACGTAATTCACTTAGAACATACTTACGCAACAATAAGTCTGAAGAATATGAGCGTGTTAAAGGAATGCAAGAAACCATGGTTACAGGTGGTACTGCTTCCTTTACATCTAATGTTGGTACTGGTGAACAATATTTAACTAAAAACGCTTTTAACTCAAACAAAAAAGCAGAAGGTACAGCTTCTAATTACTATTATAAATTAGGATACAAACCCGTTGATAGAAAAAAGTTAAATAAACAGGCAAAAGGTATTGAAGTTAAACAATTATGGGGTAAGTAAATATGTATAAGTATAGATATAAATTAAAAGTAAACGAGGCTGACCCAGGTCGCGCCCAATTCCAAGAAAGACGTATGCAGGCTTTTAAGGAAATTGAAGCACGTTTAAATAATTTATATCCTTTGTTAGATAATGCGTCTGATGAAACAGCGAATTACTACAAAGAAAACCCTCAGTCCTATGCTGTTGTATATGGTACTGATTTAGTTTTAGACCTAATAAAAGACATTGAAACAATATTAAAAGGAAACGAATGAAAACCTTACAAGAACAATATCAATTAATTAAAGAGGGAAAAGGACATAAAGATATGTTCATGAAATCTGCTCGCAGATTATTTCCTCAATATATTAGCAACATTACTTCATTTGATGATGCTACTAAAATCCTTAAACAAAAGCAAGTTCTTAGTGAAGGTATTGGTGGTATTGTAACCGCTAAATCAGCTAATCCTTTTGCTAATTGGGCACAATTCTTAAATGAAGAAGCTAAAGCAGTAGAAAAGAAACCAACCAAAGAAGTTACCGACATGGAAACTGCTGGTTTCGATTATAAAGACAAAAAGAACATTGATAACGTATACGGTCAAGAGTTTTTAGAAGGATACTACGCTGAAATGAAAGATCCTAAAAACGAAAAGAAAACCGTAGACGAATTAAAGTCTATCGTAGCTAAAAACTTAGCTAAAGATCCTATGTTCTACACTACAAACCAAGCTTTTGGAATCAAAGGTATTGGTTACACTCAAGACCACCCTGGTTTAGGTCCTACCAAAGAAGTAAAGGGCAAATACGCATCATCAGGTATGGAACCTGTGAAAATCAAAGAAGAAATGATCAAATTAACAGACTTACTTAAAGAAGGTATTGGCGGTTACGTTGATATTCGCCCAATGGGATTAGGCAACACATACAGTGTAACTGAAGCTGAAGACCAAGAAGAAGAGTATGTTGGCGACGACGAAAAATACGAATACGAAAAAGGTAAAGAAGCAGGCGAAAAAGAAGAAAAAGAAAAGATGAAAAAAGAAGGTCTTGAGCACCGTCTTAAAGAAATCGAAGCTGCAGGTAATGTAGCTGCTTTAGAAGCCAAAATGAACGCTATTGATGAAGAAATGGCTGCCCGTGAAGGTAAATTAGCTATGGTCCAAGAAAACGACGCTATTGCTGAATTCATCAACCCAGCTCGTATTAAAGAAATTCAAAGAGAAATTAAAGCTTTAGAAGGCGCTAGAAAAAAGTACGGTAAAATGTACGAAAAAATGGCCGGTAAAGAATATACAAAACAAGTTGTAGACGAGACTGAATCTGAATACTAAGATGAAGCAAGTACTTATTGAAACCCAGCTCTTTAAAGCTAGCCCTTTGTCATTGACAGAGGGCAAACTTTCTGAAAGAGGTAATCCTATGGTAGAAGGTATTTTAGCGACAGCCGAAGTCAAAAACGGCAACGGTC